GGCCCGTCCTGCGCAGTTTTATGTGGAGCGCACCAATACTCCCAAGGTGTATTTCTATCCCGCAGCTGACCAGAACTACACCTTCGTGTACTACCGCATTCGTCGCATCCAAGACGCCGGCGCGTACACCAACACTTCCGATGTGAATTTCAGATTTTTACCCTGCTTGGCGTCGGGCCTGGCGTACTACCTGGCACTCAAGTTCGCTGCTGACCGGGCGGGGGCCTTAAAGGCTATCTACGAGGAAGACTTCCAGCGCGCGGCCCTGGAAGATCGAGACACCGCCAGCGTGCAGTTTGTACCGGACTTGGGGGTATGACATGGCATTCGCAACGGGCATACATTCCTACGGACTGTGCGACTACTGCGGGCAGCGGTACAAGTACAACAACCTGCGCAAGAACTGGCGTGGCTTTATGGTGTGCCCCGACGACTACGAGCCGAAAGAACCCCAGCTCGAGCCGCTTCGTTACAACGGGGACGCCATTGCATTGCGTGATCCGCGTCCCGACCGCATCGAGCCCGTATCTGTTTTTGTGGGCGCACCGGGCTTTACGGCGTTTCAGAGTTTTGGAAGCGTTCGAGGTGGCACCAACATGCAGCCGTACATCCAAGACCAGGCGCTCATCGCGCAAGGCGTTGTTGGCAAAGTGACTGTGAGCATTACATGACCTACGACGAGCTTGTCACCAACATCCGAAACTACACCGAGGTGAACAGTAACGTGTTCACGGCAGCGGTGATCAACACGTTCATCACCATGGCGGAGAACCAGATTCTTCGCGAGATTGACCTGGATGTGTTCAAGCTCGAGGTGACAGGGAGCATGACCCAGGGCAACAGGTTTCTGACTGCTCCTACTGACCTTTTGACGCATCGGTACCTGATCCTGACACCCACCAGTGGCGATCAATTATTCCTGGACTTCAGAGACACGTCCTTCATGAAAGAGTACTGGGCCAACGGCACTACGCAAGGCACGCCCAAGTACTATGCCGTGTGGGACCAGAACACGTTTTACATTGCACCCACGCCGAATCAGAACTACAGTGTGGAGCTGGGATATATTTATCGTCCAGCGCAGCTGTCGTCGACCAATACGACCACGTGGATCAGCAATAATGCACCTGAGGCGCTGTTGTACGCGTGTTTGATTCAGGCCTACAGCTACACGAAAGGACCCGCTGAAATGATGCAGTACTTCCGTGGGGCCTACAAAGATGCCATTCAAGGTCTGGGCGCAGAGCAACAGGGCCGTCGCCGCCGTGACGAATATCGTGATGGCATGCTTCGTATTCCACTTAAATCGGATTCACCCGGACCATGATCACAGCACCAGCAACCGTACATGTAGGCAGCGTTTTTGTCAAGACCACGCAAGAGCGCGGTTGGACGACAGAAGAACTGGCCGCGCGCGCTGCCGACAAAATTATCTATGTTGGTGATCAGTCGCATCCTGCGGTGCAAGCCCAGGCAAGAGCTTTTAAAGATAGCGTCAAGCAAGTTGTGGCGTTTTACCTGAGAGAGGCGGTTGAACAAGACCGAGCAACTATCGCCCTGCGCCTGCGCGAGGCAGGTCACCCCGACTTGATTTATTTGTTAGGAGATTAAAAATGGCATTTTCAGGCAATTTTTTGTGCACCAGTTTCAAAGTGGAACTGATGAGAGCTGTACACAATTTCACAACCAGCACGGGTAACACGTTTAAGCTAGCTTTGTACGACAACAGTGCATCCTTCACTGCAGCAACGACCGCCTACACGGCCACCAACGAGGTAGCTGCATCAGGCTCGTATTCTGCTGGTGGCGGCGCATTGACCAATGTCACGCCTACGTCCACTGGGACCACCGCGTTTACGGACTTCGCTGATTTGTCGTTTACATCGGCGACCATTACAGCTTTTGGCGCGTTGATTTACAACGACACGGCCTCAGGTGATCCCACTGTTTGCGTATTGGACTTTGGCGGTGCAAAAACGTCCACCAGCGGCACGTTCACCATCATCTTCCCAGCTGCTGACGCAACCAACGCCATCATCCGAATCGCCTAAGGGGCGGTGACGTGGCAGATGCAACCGTTGCTTTTCAAGGCTGGAATGCATCCGGCGTAGGCTGGGGCGAACAGCCCTGGGGGGAGGGTGTTCTTGACATCAAGGCCACTGGGTCTGTAGGTTCTGTGCAGGTGACCGTTGACGCGGTCGTTTTAGTTTCTGGGGTAGGCGCAACGGCCTTTTTGGGCCAAGTCACAGTTCAGGCCAACGCTGATGTCGCGGTTACGGGGGTGAGCGCCACGGGTCAGGTTGGCCAGGTCACCTTGACGGGTGATGCCAGTGTCACGCTCACGGGCGTGCAGGCCACGGGATCAGTCGGCAGCGTTACGGTGGCCGCCAATGCGGACGTGTTTGCTGTTGGGGTGCAGGCGGTTGGCCAAGTTGGATCAGTCAACCACCAGGCAGATGTTGGCGTCAATGTCACTGGTGTTGCCGGCACGATGGCTATTGGCGCAGTGGCTATTGAGACGGTCACAAATGTGCCTGTTACAGGGCTGCAGGCCACGGGATCAATCGGCAGTGTTACGACGGCTGCCAACGCGAACGTATTTGTTACGGGCGTGCAGGCGGTGGGCCAGGTTGGAAACACACTGGTCTGGAGTGTAATAGATGACAACCAGACGCCGAACTGGCAAAATGTGGATGATTCACAGTCAGGTAGTTGGGTCGTTGTCAATGATGGAAACACAGTAATTTGGACTCAAGTCCCAACGTAAAGGAAGAACATGGCAAGCAGTTATTCAACCAACCTTAAGATTGAGTTGATGGTTACAGGTGCGGACTCAGGCACCTGGGGCACCAACACCAACACCAACTTAGGCACGGCCATAGAGCAGGCTATCATTGGCTATGGCAACCCTGACTACACGTCGGATGCAAATTTAACCATCACCATTACCAACAGCAGCGCCTCACAGACGGCACGCTGCTTAGTCCTGAATGTGACCTCCACGTTTGGTAGCTTGACCGCCACTCGCGAGTTGGTAGTTCCTACCATCCAAAAGCAGTACATCGTTCAGAACAACACGACCGGTAGCCAAAGCATTACCGTAAAGACCTCTGCTGGCACTGGAATTACCGTCCCTACCGGTCGTAAAGCGCACCTGTATGTAGACGGCACCAACGTCATCCAGATGTTTGACTTTGTCGACATAAACGGCGGCGCGATTGACGGGACGCCCATTGGAGCGGCTTCTGCCTCTACTGGCGCGTTTACCACCCTTAGCGCCAGCAGCACCACCAATCTGTCCGGTTTAACCGCTTCCACAGCTTTGGCTCTGGACGCCAGCAAAAACGTAGTGAGCGTGACCAACACGGGCACGGGTAGCAACGTCCTTGCTACCAGCCCTACGCTGGTCACTCCCGCACTTGGTACGCCGTCTGCCCTGGTAGGCACGAATATCACGGGCACTGCGTCAGGGCTCACGGCGGGAAATGTCACTACCAATGCGAACTTAACTGGTGATGTCACATCGATAGGAAATGCGACTACGCTGACCAATGCACCAGTTATTGCAAAGGTTTTGACAGGTTACGTTTCTGGCGCTGGAACAGTTGCTGCTACAGATTCAATTCTTCAAGCCATTCAAAAATTAAATGGTAACGATGCAACCAATGCTAATTTGACGGGTGCAATAACGTCTGTAGGCAATGCAACATCATTAGGTTCATTTACATCACTTCAACTATCTGGTGCGCTAACTGACGAGACTGGCACAGGCGCAAACGTATTTGCTACCAGCCCTACGCTAGTCACTCCCATTTTAGGTACTCCTACTAGCGGGACTTTAACTAATGCAACCGGCTTGCCAATTTCCACAGGTGTCAGCGGTTTAGGTACGGGTGTTGCGACTTTTTTGGCAACCCCATCGTCTGCCAATCTTGCTGCTGCGGTAACTGACGAAACAGGTACAGGCGCGCTGGTATTTGCCACCAGCCCCACGTTGGTCACTCCCGCACTTGGTACGCCCTCAGCCGCCGTTTTAACCAATGCAACAGGCTTGCCAATGACTACGGGGGTCACCGGCATACTACCAAGCGCCAATGGGGGTACTAATCAAGCAACCGCCATTTTTGCTGGTGGCCTCATCCAAGTCGCAAAAGTGGCGGCTCTCCCCGGTTCACCTGACGCTAACACTCTTTACATTGTCACACCATGAAAATAGATTTTGAATTTACCACTGCCCAGGGTCTTTTCCGCGATGCTTTGCACTTGCCGGATGATCACACATTCACTGATGACGAAATCCAGGCCATGAAGCAGCAGCGCGTGGACAATTGGATTGCCGTGGTAACTGCGCCTTCCGTAGAGCCGAATACGGTAGAGATCGACGGCGTAACGTATGAAAAAATTCAGATTGACGGACAGACTGTACTAAAGCCCGTGGAGGCATAACATGGCTGATCGCTATTGGGTTGGTGGGGCTGGGAGTTGGAACACTACAGCTAAATGGAGCACCTCGTCGGGCGGCGCTTCTGGCGCTTCTGTTCCAACCTCAGCCGACAACGCAATTTTTGATGCTAATTCAGGCAGCGGCGCTACTCACTACACTGTCACTGTCACGGATAGCGCAACCTGCACCAACCTGACTTTTGCGCCCGTTGCCGCTGATGGGGTAACTCAGTTTTCCATTGGCACCGGTTTTGTTATTACAGGCACGTTTGCGACCAACGGCACGGCTGGCAACCGCCGCGCATGGTTTCGCTCTTCCACATACGGGCTGATGCGGGATATGCAGATTGCCACTGTGGGCACTGTGACCGACGTAGATTTCCGCGATGTACGGGTTACTGGCGCGGGCGGCACGCTCTCAGGTACGCGCATCGGTGACTTGCGGGGTAATAGTAATATTACGTTCAGCACTGCCAAGATCGTGTACTGGAATCTTGCAGGGGCGCAGAACTGGTCAGCAAACGCTTGGGCAACTACATCCGCAGGAACTCCGTCAACCGACAACTTCCCGTTAGCGCAAGATACCGCAACATTTACCAATGCGGGTAGTGTTACTGGAAATATTACCTTTGATGCGGCTATTCCCTACACGGGAACGGTAGATATGTCTGCTCGAACGACTGCGGCTCAGTTACTTACAAATACAACACAAATTATTTACGGAAACTGGTCTAATGGTTCTGGCATTACCTTTGCTGCGGGAAGCGGTACTTTTACTTTTTCAGGGCGTAACACGCAAACAATTACCAGTGCCGGTAAAACTTTTCCCTGCGCTCTTACTTTTGATTCCTACGGCGGCTCGGTTGAACTTGCAGATGCGTTTAATATTAGTAACAGCACTTTAACTGTCACCAACGGTACGTTTGACACCAAGAACTACAACGTCACTGCTGGCATTTTGTCATCCAGCAACTCAAACGTCAGAACCATCACTCTTGGGTCAAGTACGGTTACGTTGAGTGGTGACGTAACTTTTACCACATCCACAAACTTGACGTTCAATGCAGGAACATCGTCAATTACTCTTACATCTACTGTCGGCACTATTAACGGAGGCAATCAAACTTTTTATGCTGCGTCTTTTTCCAGTTCTGGGGGTTTCCAACATACCATTAGTCAGTCCAACACTTTTAACAGCTTGTCAATTACGCCACCCGCATCCTCTGATGTAGGCGAAGTTTTATTTACCGCAAACCAAATAATTACAGGAACGCTAACCTGTGCGGGCGCTTCAGTTATTCGTCGCATCTTGTTAAAGAGCGGCACAACTGGCACTACCCGCACCTTAACCGTAGCAACACTATCCGCTGACGACTGCGACTTCCGTGACATCACTATTGCAGGAGCAGCCGCTGGTAGCTCTCCAACCCGTGCTGGAGACTGCGGCGGGAACACAGGCATCACGTTCCCTGTTGCAAAAACTGTTTTCTGGAACTTGGCTGGAGCGCAAGATTGGTCTGCTACGGCTTGGGCTACAAGCTCTGGCGGCACTCCTGCGCTTAACAATTTCCCATTAGCCCAAGACACTGCGGTGTATGACAATACAGGAAGCGTTACAGGAACAATCACCATTAACAAGGCTTGGAACATTGGTACGTTTGATGCGTCACTACGAACCAGTGCAATGACGCTGACAAACGGTAGTAACGCTGTAGCAGTTTATAGCGACTGGAAATTTGGTACAGGTATTACGTTCTCGGCAACCGCTAATGGAACAATCACTTTTGGTAGCCGAGGAACTCAAACCATCACCAGCAACGGCGTGACGTTTGGTTGCCCTGTAACCATTGACTGCATTGCAGGAACTGTTCAACTTGCTGATGCTTTAGCTCTTAACTCTGCTCGGCGATTGACCCTGACCAGCGGTACGTTTGATGCTGTGACGTACAACGTGACATCAGGTTTGTTTACCGGCGGCGGGACTGCTACGTTAAAAATGGGTTCTGGAACGTGGACTCTCTCCGGTACTGGTACTGTTTGGAACATGGGTTCCGCTGGCGCATCGTTTAACTTGTACAAAGGAACTGCCAATATTGTTTTGTCTGACACAACTACTGGCGCCAGAACTTTTGACGGTAGCGGCTTCTCTTTTGGGAAACTTACTATTGGTGGTGCAACTGGCATATCAACCCTGACTATCAACGGTAGCAACCAATTCACCGAACTTGCCAGTACTAAAACCGTAGCCCATACCATTGCCCTTGGAACAACCACACAGACGTTTGGTGCTTGGACAGTCACTGGCACTGTTGGCAACGTAGTCACGGTGACGGGTACAGGGGTTAGTCATGTAATTGCGGGTTCGCGTGTATCCGGTGTTGACTACCTTGCAATGGGAACGATTGG